TGTCAGTTTGATCGGCGTGAACGTGGAAAATACTTCTTTGCGCATCATAGACCCTCTGCCGTATTTAGTCGGGCTGCGTGTCGCTTTCTCAACGCCTCGCTGATTTTCTGGCACGTTTCAGGCGACCGTTTCCTGCCGGTATGGAACGCAACCATCTTTCTGATATGTTCTTCCGAAAGCCGTTTCCCCTTTTGCGATTCGCTGATCTTCCTGCGAACCTCATCGGTCATAACGGCTTTGACCCCAGCACGGATCTTGTCCTTGTGCTCTTGTGTCAAGGGTTTGTATTTCCGTGCCGCAGACATCTTCCTGCGCGTTTCTTCGGATATAGGTCTGCTCTTGAGCGCATCGCTTATCCGCCGCCTTGTTTCTTCCGACCGTTTCTTACCCTTCCCTGCGGCACTCACTTTTCTGCGGGTCTCTTCGGAATACTTCTTACCGAGATTTGCTTGCCGTAATTTCTGGCGTGCCTCATCGGATACGGGATGTCCCATCTTTGCTTCACTCAGTTTCCTGCGAGACTGTTCCGTCCATACCCGACCCCTACCCGGTGCGTCGGCATACTTGGCGACGTTGTAACCGTCCGGGTTCGCCGCAATGTGTATGTTTTCTATATCAAGTAGTTGTTCAACCGGGACATCTTCAACCCATACAAAGGCGAAGTTCTCTTCCCCGTATTTATTCCAAGCATTTTGCAGGTGCGGGCTGTAATGACGACCGGCAACCAGTGCGCTCTTATGCTCTTTCCACCGCCTACAACTATCTTCCGTACTTCCGACGTAATACTTGCCGTTGATATGATTGATGATTTTGTAAATCCCGCATCGCCTCTGTTTCATCCTTCCCCAAAAAAGAACGCCTACGGGTGTTGTGAAAGCGTGAGCTTTCCCGTAGGCGTTCTTTGATTTGTAAGGGTATCCGCTTTCACAACACCTTATATAAGTAAGGTGGGGCGATTTCTACTCATATTTTCCCTCGCAAAATTTCTCACCTGTCTGGACGTGTCGCATCTGCGCCCACCCGCCCAGTAGTCCGGTGACTGCTTCTATGGGGCTCGGTTCCTGTACTGCATTCGCCAGGGCGTCCAATGACTCGTTTTTCATGTCTTCCACCAGCGCGTGCAAAATACGGTCGCACCTCTTCTGTGAGTATGTAGCGACCACGGGGCGGAATGTCTTGCGGATGGTGTCCGGGTGGTCAGCCCAGAAATCGGCGCAGTTGGTCTCAAACGTCGGGACATCATCCGGTAGGTTGTTCTTAGCAATTCGGGCGATGGCATTTTTTTCCTTTGTGCAACACCTTTGGGCGGCGTCTTCAATCAATGCCCGGAACTTCTCACGCTTCTGTTCCCGTGTCTGGGCATTGTTCTGCTTCGGTTCGGGTTCCGGTTTGGGGGCGTATTGAATGGTGGTGTTACTGGACTTCTTACCGTCCGTCCCCTCGGTCGTGGTCGTCCCCATGTTGAGCGGGGTCAAGGGTTCGTCGCTGAGTCCGTCGCTGTCCAGACCTTCTTTTTCTGCCACTTGTTTCGGGGTCATCCAGCCCCATTGAATTGCCGTGGCGTAGTTCTTATACCTGCTGTCTTGGTCGCCCCGTTGCAGGTCGTCCACCTGCATACGACAGCGATACTTCCCCTTTTCTGCTTCAAGCAGCAGCTTGCGGTTGCATTCTGCTTCCCATTTCAGCACCCATCGGCGTAATGTGTAGGTCACATAGTCCATTCCCTGCGCTTCTATGTTTGACCAGGTGGCGCGTCCCAAGTCGCCGATCATGTGCGGTGGGACTCGCAGACCCGGCAGGCGGCAGATTTCAACGGCTGAATACTTCCGGCTTTCCAGAAATTGCGCCTGTTCTGGTGGAATGGTGATAGTCTCATATTTCAACCCCTCGGACAGCACGGGGGTGTCGTGGGCGTTCATCAATCCAGCGTGGTGCGTATGCCACATACTTTGCAGGTTTGCTTTCGCCTCTTGACTCAATTTTCCAGGATACGAAAGATACCCTTCCGCGAGGGTGCCATTTGCGAAAAACTTGGCGGCAAACTCATCCTGCGCCAGCGCGATACCGAGGGAATTGGCGTGGTTTTCAATGATACTTTTGCCTCTTGTCCCGTCCCACGGAAGACCCGGAATGTGTAGCATTTGGTCGGCGGGGATCGGGTCGCTGACACCCTGCACATAATAAAGCAACTGCCCGTGCAGTCGTTGCGGGGTAACCGTGAATGCTGGTATGGGATACCACGCCCGCACCCTTTGTCGGTCGTCCTTGTCAATCCAGGCGTAACCGTTCCCGTAGACCAATATGTCCTGCTGGATGGTTTCCCTCGCATTCTGGGCAGTCATGTATTCATTTGCTTCCACGTCCAGCAAGTGATAGAGGTCGTGCGACGTGTCCGGTTTCCCGTCGTTCATTATGGGAAACGGAAGCCCGGCAAGGTCGGAACTGATAATGTCCACGCAGGCAGAAAACGCCGAGACCTGCATTGACGTGCGGGGATTTATAACGACGTGCGAGGAAGTAGACTGCGTCGTGCGATTTAGTGATGAAGTGCTGCCCCAGATAAACCACGACTTGACAAGATTTCTGATAGAGAAAGCCATGCCCTATCTATGCAGCATGGGGCTGACTCTTGCTTGTCAGGGCAACCCGTTCACATACCGCAGCCATAATGACCCGTTCGCCAAGAGTTGCAGCGCATCCCCAACCGTGCCGGAATGGTAAACCCCGCTTTCCGCCGACCAGTTTGTTTCTTCAATCGTCGCCAGGCAAAACCGCACCGGTCGACGTTTCAATTCCTCGGCGATGTTTTGCAGTGTTGCGGTTTCTAAGTCCATCGTTGCAAACCTCTAAGCTGTGCGATGTAGTTCGGGTTCAATACCGCCTGCGTGGGCGGTGTAATGGTCGTGGTCGCTGGTGTCGCTGGTGTCGAACCAGGGAACCAGATTTCGGGATCGCCTTGCCCCGTTCCTTCCATTTCCTCATATTGGTACGCCGCTATCGCATTCGCCAGCGCGGCAACCCCGTCCACCTGACCCGATGACTTGGATTTATTGAGAAAATAGTTATTGTTGGCGTCGGGGCGAACCCACGCACACGACATTTGCCACCGCAGGACAGGATGACCACCGTGCGCAAGCTGACCGTTCAACGCCAGCCGTTCCAACGTTTTCAAGGGTTCGGACAGGTAGGAAACGGTCTGGGGGATATACTTGATGGGGATACCCGCCGCATCCAGCGCAGGCGCGAGCCATTGACGCGCCCCGTAGGGGTCGCAAGCGATTAGTTTGACGTTGTACTGCTGGACGATTTCCAGGATGTCGTTATAGATTTGCTCTTGGTCGGCGGTCTCGCCCTCGGTCGCCCTGATAATTCCGGTTTCGCACCACGCCCGAAAATCCATATCGGCGGAATACCGCTTTTCTATCTGGGAAGAGGCGACCCAAAAAAACGGGATGATGTCGGATTTCCCATCGGGACGCTGACCATACAAGACCAGGGCGTTAGAGTCCTTGACGCTTGCCAAGTCCAGACCGGCGGTATAGGTGATGTCCGCGCCTGGTTCGGTCGGCGGGGTGTTGTTCCGCGTCCACGCATCGTCAGGTATCCAAGTTTTCAACGATTGAGTAAAACGGTTGAGCCGAAACGCCTCAAACACGGCGCGTTTGGCGGGAATAAGCTGTGCCGCCTTGCATTCCTGCCGCATGATGTCCAGATTGAAGAAATCCCCGACCGCAGGGTTTGCCCGTTTCCAAGTCCGTTCATCGTCCCACGCTTCGTCTTCCTTTGCGTAGTAAAGGCACGGCAGGTAGGCGGGGTCAATCGTCGGGTCGGCTTCCACCCGTTTCGCAAATTCAAGTTCCTGTACCATCAACGGGTGTTTTTCGGTATGCCCGGTGGCGATGTAGATCGTCAGGCATTGGGCGCGTTTCCCCATGCTGGTTACAAGGTGGTCGTGCAGTTCCACGTCCTTGCCGCACCACGCCTCTAACTCATCAATGATCAAAATGTTGGGATTGTAGGATAGGGCGCTCGCCGTGTCGGACGACATCGCCCAATAGAAAGACGACTTGTCGGGTCGGACCAGTCGTTTACGACTGCTGACCACTTCCACCATTGACGACAATCGTTCATCCTGTTGTATTGCCTGTTTGCATAAATCAAACAGGGTTCCCGCCTGTTCCTTGCTGGTGGCTGCGCTGAGGATTTGCTGACTTGGGGTACCGAGACCCAAGAGCGAATAAAGGACAATCCAGCTTGCGATGGTGGTCTTGCTTGCGCCTCTGGGAAGAAAGAGAAATGCCCGATTGTATTGGCGGGTGCCGTCCTTCTTCAGCGTGCCGAACAATCGCCGGATGATGTCAGACTGCCACTTCCTTAGTTTGACCGGTGTTCCGTAATAGTCGCCCGTCAAGGACAAACATTCAATAAATCGGACGGCTCGGTCTGCGGCTGCGTTATGGGGTGCTCGTTTCATGCACCCTTATCTATGCGGCTAATTCAATAGTCCTTGCCAACGGTCGTCAGTCTTCCTCGCCTTTGTAGGCACCCGTAACCGCGTGCGTGAGACGGCGGATAGACCCATTTCCCGCAGCATTTCAATGCACGCCTTACGTGCGGCGTTCCTAATGGTCGCAAAGGGACTTTCCCGCAGGATAGTCTTGGCTTTGTCGGCGAAGACTGTCATGCCGTATTTTCTGACCATATCCAGAGCAGCCCGCCATTCGGAATAGGTGGTGCAATACAATTCCATGATTGCCCGGTCGGATGTTGCCAATAACCCCATGTCGTCCAGTATTCCGCACAGGGCGACCCATTCGGCGTGGGCGACCGGGTCGGTCTGGACGTGTTCCGGTTCGTCGGGTGCGCCTTTGGTCGGGGTCGGTTCGGTTCCGGCGGTTAGGTTTCCGGTCAATGCTCGCAGTGCTGATGGTTTGGGGGTTCGTCCTCGCATGTAGTAGTTATGGGGTGGGGGCTTGGATTTTGGGAAATGCGTGCGGAACGCACACCAGGTCGGTTAGGGTGCGAGCGACAAAAGTTACTGCTATGCCCCGTCCCTATTCGTTCCTGATGCCATTGTGGTGCGATTAGACATCCCCGACCAACGAACGCAATCTAAGGGCATCCTGATGCGATTACGGGGGTATCGTGGTAGATACCTGTATGGCGACCAGAGACATACAGACGATGCGGTTTCCCCGACCGAACAGCTACCGCATGGTTATCACTCGGAAGTACGACCGGGAACCCGGACGGTTGGAAGACCACCGTTTTTATGCTTCGGTGGCGTGGCGGAAACTACGGGCGCATCACTTGGCGATGTTCCCAGACTGCGAAGGATGCGGCGGGGTGGCGACTATCGCCCACCATAGAGTGCCGAGGCACACGGCACCACACCTACAACTAGAGGCGACGAACTTGGCTTCGTCCTGCGTCCGGTGTCATAACAGAGAAAATCACCACCGTAGTTAGAAATTGGTGAACAAGACTTCAGTCTTGTTGCTGATTTCTTTTCGTCGGTCACGACCACAACTGCGGCGTATATCTCGCTCGATGCGGTTCCAGTCGGCGAAGTATCCGGCTGCGGCTGGGGATTCGGACACCATCACCCGTGCGTTTGCCTGCCTCAGCAGTTCGACCATCGCCGGGTAGTCGATCCGATAACGATACTCGCCCTCGTGTCCGACATACGGCGGGTCAATGTATATCAGGGTGTCCGTGCCTTTCTGATAGACCCGTTCTATCGCCTTCAAACAGTCCTCGTGCAACAGTTGAACATCACGGACACGGTTAGCGGCGGGCAACACCCGCAGGAACCAGTCGGACCAGACCGATGATTTCGGCTTGTGCGGCGTATTGCACTTGTCGATTGCCCATGTTGAAGTATTGCCGTTGCCGCAGTAGAACTGCACGCCCTCAGCCATCAGCAGCACCGCCTGTTCTACGTCGCCGGGCGGCGGCAAACTGCGCCAATTGGCGGTTGCGTAGGGTGTCGCCCAGAGCAGGGCAGCCAGTCGTTCCGGCTGCGACTTGATTGCCTGCCACATGGTCATGATGCGGTCGTCTAGGTCGTTGATTATCTCGATGAACGACTTTGGCTTTGCCAACAATACGGCAGCAGAGGCGCAGCATGGTTCCATGTAGATCCGATGTTCCGGGAAATGGGATACAATCCACTTGGCGATGCTTGCCTTGCCGCCGTATTGGCGATAGGTGATCTTAGGGGTTGGGGTTGGGGTCATAAGAGCGTGGGGTCGGGGCTCGCACCCGCCCTTCCGGTCTGGACGACCGACGTGC